TACCAGGACCGCCACGGCCTGCGGACGGTGCGCGGCATCATCGGCCGCTGGGCGCCGCCCGGGGAAAACGACACCGGCGCCTATGTCGCCGTTGTGGCGCGGCGCCTGGGTGTCGGTGCCGACGATCCGGTTGACCTGCACCGGCACGACGAGCTCCGCCCCATGGTCGAGGCCATCATCGCCCATGAATGCGCCGGGCTGGCCTATCCGCCCGCCGTCATCGATCGCGCCCTGACCCTGGCCGGCGTGCCGCCGGCGCCACCTTCCAGCATCCGGCAGGTCGCAGTCGAGACCGGCACGGGCCGCGGTGCGGTGGCGGTCGGCGCGGCCGGTGTGGCGACCGTCGCTGCCCAGGCAGCACCGGCGATCCAGGCGCTCGGCAGCCTGGCGCCGATGGTCGCCATCGCGGTGATCCTCGCGGCCATCCTCGGCGTCCTGCTCTGGCGCCTGCGGCAGCCGGCATGACCGCGCTGTTCGCCGCCCTGTCGTCCCGCATCGGCGGCTGGGTCGCGGCCGCCCTCGCGGGCGCCGGCGCGGTCCTGGCCCTGCTGGCCATGGGCCGGCGGCAGGGCCGCGCGGAGGTCGAGCGCCAGACCGCCCAGGACAGCCTCGCGGCCAGGGAGAGAGCCGATGCGGCATCTGCCGAGTATCGCGCTGATGGCGCTGCTGACCGCCTGCGCTCCGGCCGGTTCTGAGCCGACCTGCGTCGCGCTGGTCCCGTATGACAGCCAGACCCAGCTGCAGGCGGCGGAGGAGCTGGCAGCGCTGCCGGCCGGATCGGTACTGGCGCGCATGATCGACGATTATGGCGACCTGCGGGCCCGGATCCGCGGAGCCTGCGGGCGATGAGCGCCTTCGCCGATGCGATGGGCGCGCTGGTCGTCGATCCGAACCTCGGGGTCGAGGGGGTCTATCGGCAGGGCGGCACCGGCGCGCCCATCGCAGTCAGGGTGCTGCGTTCCTCCCCGGATCGTGCGGCCGACGCCTTCGGCACCGAGATCCTCTCGGCGACCGACATCCTCTCGGTCGCCATTGCGGCGCTGCCCGGCCTCGCCGCTGGCGACAGCTTTGCCCTCGGCGCCGACCTGCTCACCGTCAGCCACGCCGAGCGCGACGCCTCCGGCACCGCCTGGCGCGTGCTCTGCCAGCGATAGGAGCCCCACCCCATGCCGCAGAACGCTCTCACTCTGCTGGAGATCCTGCGCGACCTGCTGCTCGGCGCCGCGGCTGGTCTCGCCGGCGGCTTCGTGCGCTGGAACAACCCCGAGCGCCGGCGCTTCGGTTGGTGCCTCGCCTGGGAGGTGCCCTCCGCGGCCCTGGTCGGCAGCGCCGGCTACGCTCTCGGCGGCTTCCTCGAGCTCAATGAGTACGGAAGGTTCCTCTTTGCCTTCGTGTTCGGCTACCTCGGCCAGGCCGCGCTGCACGACCTGGCGGTCGCCATCATCCGCCACCGCACCGGCCTGCCGCCCGGCAGCGGCACGCCGTGAGGCTCGGCGCCCGCATCGTCGGCGACCTGCGGCAGCTTCTCGCCGCCGAGGTCCGCGCCGGCGAGCGCGCGGCGATGACGGCGATCCGCGCCGAGACCGAGCAGGTGAAGCAGGAGCTGCGGCGGCAGGTGACCAGCAGCTTCGGTGGCAATGCGCGGGGGATCGCCAATGCCTGGCGCTCGCAGGTGTTTCCCCGTGCGGGGCAGTCGCTGCGTCCCGCCGGACTGGTCTGGACCAAGGTGCCGAACGTCATCGATGCCTTCGAGCGCGGCGCGCTGATCCGGGCCAAGGGCGGGCGGAAGCTCCTGGCCATCCCGACCGGCTTCAACGCAGCGCGCGGACGGCGGGGACGGGGCGAGAAGGGGATGCGGGTCACGCCGGCGCAGATGGTCGCCTCCGGCCAGGGCTTTCTGCGGCCGTTCCAGTCGGGCCGGGGCTTCGTGTGGTGCCTGCCGCTACGCCAGGGCGAGCAGACTGGCCGGCGACGCCGCACCCGTCTCGTCGCCGGCGGCCTCGCCGAGATCGGCACCGGCAACCGCAAGGGCCGCGAGGCCTGGGCGCGCGGCATGCTCCAGCGTGGCATGGTGCCGATGTTCCTGCTCCTGCCGCAGGTGAAGCTGGCCAAGCGGCTGGACGTGAAGGGTGCTGCCGAGCGCGGCCTGCGCCGTCTGCCGGGACGCTTTGTCGCGGCCTGGGAGCGCGAGAGCGGGAGGGCGGCGCCGTGAGCATGCGCGAGGCCGCGATCGCGGCGCTGCACAGCCGGCTCGCCACGGCGCTGGCGTCGAGGCATCCCGCGCCCGTGGTGCTGCGCGGTGAGACCGTGCCGCAGCGCCTGCCGCCGGGCGGACTTGTGGTCCTGCGCGAGGGCGAGACGGTCGAGGAGACGGCGATCCTCTCGCCGCTCGCCTGGGCCATCGAGCATCGCGCCGCAGTCGAGGTCACCGTCGGCGGCGCGACGCCGGCGGCGCGCACCGCGCTGCTCGACGCGTTGTTGGTGGACATCGCCGCCGCGATCACCACCGACCGCGCCCTCGGCGGTGCGGTGGAGTGGGCACAGCCCGGCGCGCCCGATTTCGAGGATGTCGAGGTCGAGGGCGCCGCCGCCGCCCGTGCCGCCTCCGTCCCCGTCACGCTGTTCTTCACCGTCGCCGGCTCGCCGCTGGCCTGACGCTCCTTCCTCCCGCTGATCCCGGAGACCTCCGATGCCCCGTGCCATCGGCGCCAATTGCCGTCTGCTCATGAGCCCCGAGGCGACCTATGGCACCGCGCCCGCCGGCGACTGGCTGCGCATGCCGTTCCTCTCCTGCGATCTCGGCGCCGAGCAGCCGCTGCTCGATGCCGATGTCATTGGCGTCGGCAGCAGCCGGGATCCCGCCGCACCCTTTCTCGACACTGTCACCGTGCAGGGGCAGGCGGTGGTGCCGGTGGACCTCAACAACATCGGCCACTGGCTGCGCCTGCTGCTCGGCCCCCCGACCACCACCGGCACCAGCCCCAACTTCATCCACAGCTTCGGCTCGGGCGCCGCGGCGCTGCCGTCCAACAGCATCGAGATCGGCTATCCGGACGTGCCGAACTACGATCTCTGCACCGGCGTGCGCGCCGACACGCTGGAGATCGACTTCTCGCCGACCGGCCCGGCCACCGCGACCTTCGGGCTTATGGGGCAGGGCTCGACGCGTGGCACCTCGAGTTCGGGCGGCACGCCGACCAGCGCCGCCTACACTGCCTTCAACAAGGCACAGGGCGCGATCAGCCGGAACGGCTCCGCCCTCGCCCAGGTGACGGGGGCGCGGCTGACCTACGCGAATGGGATGGAGATGGTTCGCACCATCCGCGCCGACCGGAAGGTGGAGGGCGTGGATCCCGGCATCGCGCGCGCCACCGGCCAGATCACCGCGCGCTTCGCGGATACCACGCTGCTGACCCAGGCGCAGAACAACGCCGCCGCCGAGTTCGGCTTCAGCTATGCGATCGACGCGAACCGCAGCCTGACCTTCACGCTGCACGAGGTCTACCTGGCGCTGGCGAAGACCCCGGTCGAAGGGCCGGCTGGCGTCGAGGCGAGCTTTGAGTTCCGCGCCGCCTACAACGCGACGGCGACGCGGATGATGACGGCGGTGCTGAAGAACCAGCAGGCGGGAACCGAGTACGCGTGACGCTTCAGCTGGGTCAGGCTTAGCGGGCTCTTCCGCTTTCGCTTCAACGCCGCCAGAATATTGCCCTCTCGTGAGCGCCGCCGACGGGGAAGAGGCAAGAGAGTTGCGGGTCTTCATCGCGAACTTCGGTCAGTCGAATTATCTCTGGCCGAAATGTCTGGAGCGCGGCACCGTCGCGACCATCAACAACGAGCGCGTCCATCCCTTTTGGGAACGGCGGGACCGCGAGGGCTTCGTCGACTTCGCAGTGGCAAACCTCAAGACGGCCCGCATGGAAATCCCCACGCGGGCGGTCGCCTCACGCTGGTTCGGCCTAAACGATGCCATCGCCGAGACAAGCGGTGACGTCTGGATCCACAGGGAGAAGGATAAGCTGTGGTGGACGATCTCGCGGCCTGAGCCCGTCGAGATCACCCTGATGCCCTCCTTCAATCCGCAGCGCGATGGCCCCCGCGTCTTCGAGCTGCACAAGCCAGCCGAACCCTGGCGAGACCGTGACCGAAAGGGGCGCCCCCTGCCTTGGGCCGGCCTCCATCCGAAGGCTCGCGATTTCCTCTTCACCGAAGGCACATTGCAGCAGCTCTCACCCGACAATGCGGAATACGCGCTCGCTCTCATTGAGGGCGACGGCCTCGAGCCCTGGCACGGCAGGCCCGAATGGCAGGCAAAGGTTGTGCGAACCGGCCGCAACCCGGCGACCATCTATGACGCCAAGCGCAAGACCATCTTCCGGATGGTTGAGACCGTGTTCAGCACGGTGGCTGGCGCGAATGGTCAGCAGGTGCTGCGCACCCTGAAGGACAAGCGCACGTCCTTCGACAAGCCGGCGCTGGAGAAGTACGTCGCGTCCCTTATCGATGACCAGGACGGCCTCTGTGCGATCACAGGGATCGCGTTGCAGTTTGATGAGGGCGGCAGCGACCCGGAGCTGTGCTGCTCACTCGATCGGATCGACAGCGCAGGACACTACGAGCCAGGCAACCTGCAGATCGTGTGTCGCTTCGTGAACCGCTGGAAAAGCGACAGCCCCGATGTCGACTTCCGTCGTCTCATCGGGCTCGTCAGGGCAAACACCTTCTGAGCGTTGGCCGCCGGGCGGCTGCATCGACGTTAGGACCGGAACGACAGTGCCCCCCCGGGCGATCGGTGCGGCACCGCCTGTCGATGCGTGTGCGCTCCTCTCCGAGCATGCCACAGATCTCCGCGTGTCAGCTCAATCACCTCCGTTAAGGGATCTCCCCGATGCTCACCCTCGACCTCCCAGTCGAGCCGTACTGGCTCGACCTGCCGCGCGGCGTGCGCGTCGAGATCCGGCCCGCGACGACCGCCGTGATGGCCGCCGCGCAGGCCGCCGCCGCACGCCGCCTTACCGCGATCCGCATCGCCGATCCGGACCTCGACCCCGACATGTCGCGCGGCCTGTCCTTCGCCTTCCTGGTCAAGGCGCTCGCCCGCCACGCGGTCACCGCCTGGGAGGGCGTCGGTGATGCGGCCGGCAAGCCGCTGCCGCTCTCGCCCGAGGCGGTGGAGCGCCTGATGGACCTCGACGACATCGCCGCCGCGTTCTGGGACCGCGCCACCGCCCCCGTCGCTGCGGTGGCCTTGGAGGGAAACGGCTGAGGGCCCGCGCCGCCTGGCATTTCGGCCGCGGGCCCGAATATTGCCGCGGCTGCGCCGCCCTGGAGCGCGATTGCGGCCTGGCCTGCCCCTACGGCCAGCACGCGCCCACCAGCGTTGAGGGCGCTGCCTGCTGGTCGGCCGGCACCACCTGCATCGCAGCTACCATGGCCGGCCTCGACCTCGACATTGCTGGGGCTCTCTCTGTCGCACGTGAATTGGGCGCGCCGTCCTGGGTGGCAGCGGAACTGCTGTCGGCACTGCGGGCCGGCATGGCGGCCGGGATAGTCTCCAGGCGGGATCCTCAGGAAAGCCCGGTCGGGGAAAGCCTTAAATAAACAACCCTTTGAATTGGCGAGAGTTTCCGGGGTTCCCGGGTCGTGGCCAGGATGACCACGAAAATGAACTCAGGCCCAGTAGGGGAGGTAGCGTGCGAACTTCCGCGATCCGCCGACCTTCTCGTCGGCCTTGATCAGCCCGGCATCAACCGTCGCGGAAATGATCTGCGACGTAATCGCGGCCTTCGATTCGGGTAGATCAAACCGTTCCCGGAGAGATTGATTGGTCATGCGCTCCGACATCACCCACTTGAGCGCGGCGTGCTGGTAGCAAGCGCGAACACGATCCTCGCGATCCATCCCATCGAACGGCCGGTGTCCGAAAATGGTGATGACGGTGCGCTTGTGACCGACTCGAAAATCCGGCGCCGGAAGCTGATAGGCTTCGGCAGCATGTACGACGCGGTCGATTCCGCTGCCCTTCTCCTCGCAGATGCCGAGGCGCCGCATCAGGTCCGCCAGTCGCTCATTTCGTGACTGGTAACCATCGATGAAGCGATCGACGGCCACGATCGGCTCGCCTGGGTTCGAGATCTCCAGGCGGTCGGCATAGATCTCGACCATGACCGATGCGCCGGCCATCTCGAGGTCCTGATGGATCAACGCATTCGCCACGAGTTCGCGGATCACCACCTCAGGAACGAGCTTCACCTCGGTGCGCAGCGCGTCCTTGATGATCTCGTTCTGCGGAAGCTGCCCCATCACGAAGCGCACCAGACCTTGGAAGCCAGCCGCGTAGCCTCGTGAGCCGGGCTGGTCGAGCTTCGTCTCCAGCTTCGATGTGCCGCTGTAGACGACGACTCTTGGGGCCTTTCGTGCGACGTCTGGGAAATCGGAAAGCTGCTTCGCCAACATCAACGCGCCCAGCCGGCGGACGGCGTACCCATCGGGCACCTCGTCGATCAGTCGTTCTCGGACGAGGCGCTCGATGACGCCGGCGCGATCTGTGGGATAGGGCTGCTTCAGCAACTCAAAGAACGCTTGGGTATCGAGCAGCTCGACGATTGCCTGCGCATCGAGACCCGTGCGGGAGTGCTGCTCCAGCCAATCGGGCTGCCCTTCAGCAAAGATCCGCCGCAGTTGGTCCTCGCTCATGGGAACCAGCGATTCGCCGGAGCGCATCAGGTAGGCGCCGTCGAGGTGATAAGCCGTCCCGCGCGGGCGTGACGGGATGTGGAACACGAGCACGCGACCATCCGGGTGCTGCACTTCCTCCACGTCCACTCTGAACCCCACAGCCTTGAACAAGCGCTCTGCGGTGACCACGACGTCGGGAAAGGCCCGCGATCCGACGACAGGTCGCGGAGGGGCATCGGCGATCCCCAGCAGGAGGTGGCCGCCGCCCTCATTCGCGATGGCGACGCAGTACCTGTTGAGCTTGTCCGTGTCGTACTGCGCCTTCGCTTCCTTGAACTCGAGACGCTGATGCTCGGTCGAGGCTTGGCGCCAGAGGTCGATCTGCTGCGGGGTGGTCGGCATCCTGCGCTGCGTCTTTCCGGCGATCTGCCCCACCGCGGCCCACGGAGGCAGCGTTGAGAGCGATTCCTGTTCAGCGTGCAGGATAGACCGACCGCTTCTTCGCAGCGAGAGCACGCGCGGCGCCGATGACGCGTGACGGCCGATGCAAGGAGGGCTGCAGCCCATGGCCGACGCCACCCGCCGCGTCTCGGTGCGCCTTTCGCTGGACGATGCCGCCCGGGTCAAGGCCGGGCTGCGCGAGGTCGGCGAGACCGGCCAGCGCTCGCTCGACCAGATCAAGGGTGGCGCCGAGCGCGCTTCCCGATCGCTCGACCTGCTGGACGTTGCCACGCGCGGCATCCAGCTCGCCGGCGTGGCGGTCGCCGCCCGCGCCCTGGTCCAGGCTGGCGACGCGCTGACGCAGAGCCTCTCCCGGCTGCAGAATGCCACCGGCTCGGTCGAGCGCGCCGGGCAGGTCTATGAGGCGCTGTACCGCAACGCGCTGCAGACCGGCGTCGCGGTGTCGGAAAGCGTCGACGCCTTCCAGCGCTTCTCGATCGCCGCGCGCGAGATCGGCGCCACTTCCGACCAGGTGGTCCGCCTCGTCGGCGGCCTGCAGCGCGTCGCTATCGTCTCTGGCGCCTCCACCCAGGAGATCTCTTCGGCCACGCTGCAGCTGGCCCAGGCCCTGGCCTCCGGCGTGCTGCAAGGCGACGAGCTGCGCTCCATCCTTGAGGCCATGCCGCTGCTGGCCGAGGGCCTGGCGCGCGAACTCGGCGTCTCCATCGGCGAGCTCCGCAAGCTCGGCAGCGAGGGCAAGCTCACCGCCGAGCGGGTGTTTCCGGCCCTGCTGCGCGCCACCGAACGCCTCGGTGCGGAACTCGACCGCGCCCCGCTCTCCCTCGGCCGTGCCTTCGGGCAGCTGACGGCGGCGACCGAGAATTTCCTCGGGCAGCTCGACCGCGCCATCGGCCTGTCCAACGCGCTGGCCCGCGCCCTCTCCGCGGCGGCGCGCGCGGTGGACGGCGTCCGCCAGGGCGCGGGCATGCTCAGCGAGGAGGAACGCTTCGCCGGCATGCGCCGCCAGGCCGAGGCCCTGGCCGGCCAGATCGCCAGGCTGGAAGGCCAACAGGACGGCCGCGCCAGCCTCACCGCCCCGGTCCGCCGCGGCAGCATCCGTCCCGGCCTGGTCGGCACTGCCGAGCAGCAGGCCGGGGTGGATCGAGCGGCCCGGCTGGAGGAGCTGCGCCGGCAATATACGGAGCTCCAGGCCGAGATCACCCGCGGCGAGCAGGTCGCCGGCGAGCGCCAGCGGACGGAGCAGGAGAGCGCCGCTGCCCAGGCCGCCGAGGCCCGGCGCCGGCGGGCGACGCAGGACGTCCAGGAGCTCACCGGCGACCTCGATGACCGCTTCCGGATCAACCGGGAATACGAGGAGCGCGTCCGCCGGCTGCGCGAGGCCGAGGCGGCGGGTGGCGTCAGCGCCGCGGAGCGCACCCGGCTCGAGACGCTGGCCCTGCAGGAGCGCGACGAGGCGCTGCGCCGGTTGGAGCCCCGTGTCGCTGCCGTCCGCCGCGCCAGCAATGAGGGCGCGCGGGAGGCCCGCGAGGCCGAGCGCGAGCTCAACGAGCTGCTGCGCGAGCGCGAGCGGCTGATCCAGCAGAACGAGACCGCCTATGAGCGCTACCAGCGCCGTCTCGCCACCCTGTCCAGCCTGGTGGAGCGGGCCGAGCGGGCTGGCCGGGCGGTGCCCGACGAGACCATCCAGCGCGAGGCGGTCGCGGCGATGGAGGAGCTGGAACGGGCGGAGGAGCGTGTGCAGCGCGGTGCCGAACGCACCTCCGACACCGTCCGTGAGCTCGGCCTGACTTTCTCCAGCGCCTTTGAGGACGCGATCGTCAAGGGCGAGAAGTTCTCCTCCGTGCTGGAGGGGTTGCTGCAGGACATCACGCGCATCCTCGCGCGCAAGGTCATCACCGAGCCGTTGGGCAACGCGGTCTCAGCCGGGCTGTCGGGAATGGGCGCGGGGAGCTGGTTCGATTCCATCGGCGCTGCAATCGGCGGCCTGTTCCGCGCCGAGGGCGGCCCGGTCGCCGCGGGCCAGCCCTACATCGTTGGCGAGCGCGGACCGGAGTGGTTCGTCCCCCGTCAGGCAGGCACGGTGCTGCCGAACGGTGTTGCCCCGGGCGGCAGCGGTCCCACCATCCACACCAGCATCAGCATCGACGCGCGTGGGGCGGACGCTGGTGTCGAGGCGCGGCTGCGGTTGCTCGCCGGGCAGATTGCCCGCCAGGCCTCGGCCATGACGCTGGATGCCATCCGCCGCGGTGGCGCGGCCTACGACACGGTGCGGGGATGACGGAATACGCTTGGCCGCCCTCGCTGCGGCCGTCGCGGCTGAGCTTCTACCTGCAGCACAACACGCTGCGCTTCGTCTCGCCGGTCAGCCGCGCCACCCAGGTGCTGCGCCGCGACGGCGCGCGCTGGATCGCCGAGGCGAGCTTCGACCCCCTCAACCGCATCCAGGCCGGCGTGCTGGAGGGGCTGCTGGCGGCGCTCGCCGGCTCGGCCAACACCGTGCGCATCTGGGACTGGCGGCGCGAGTACCGCACCGGCGATCCGCGCAGCCAGGGGGAGGTGCCCGCGGGGCCGTATTCCTTCTCCGACGCCACCATCTTCACCGATGGGACGGGGCTGGTGGTGGGCAGCGGCACGCCTTCGCTGGCGGCCGGTGCCGCGCGCGGGGCGCTGTCACTCTCAACCCAAGGATGGTGGCCGAACGCGGTGGCGGTCGGGGCGGGGGACCATATCGGCCTCGCCGGCCGACTCTACATGGCCACGGAACGTGTGGTGGCCTCCGGCACCGGCACCGCGACCATTCCGATCGCCCCACCGCTGCGCGCCGCGGCTTCGCTCGCCGAGCCACTGGTGCTGACCACGCCCACCGTCGCCATGCGGCTCGCCTCCGACGATGAGGGCGCCAACCCCACCCGGCCGGGGCGCTTCACCGCCATCACCATCCGCATGGAGGAGGCGCTCCCATGACCGACGGCATCGTTGCCACGCCGCGCCTCTCGCCCCAGGCCGCGGCCGCCGCCACCGCCCCGGTCGCCACGCCGGTGGTGCTGGTCGAACTCGACTTCGCCTCCGGCCCGATCCGCGCCTGGACCGGGCTCGGGCCGCTGCACTGGGCGGGGGTGATCTATGAGGGCATGGGCACCATCGGCGCGGTCTCCGACATCGAGGAGACCGCTGAGCTCCGGGCGGTGCGGATCACGCTAACCCTGTCACCGGTGCCGCAGGAGGTGGTCGATATCGCGCTCGCCGAGCAGTCCTTCCGGCTGCGCCCTGCGCGGCTGTGGGGCGCGTTGCTCGATGCCGAGGGCGCCTTCGTCGCCGACCCGTTCCCGCTCTGGGCCGGGCTGATGGACACCATGCAGGTGGTGGACGGGGCGGAGCCGCGGATCTCGCTCACCTGCGAGAGCCGCCTGGTCGACCTCGAGCGCGCCGAGGTGCGGCGCTACACCGATGCCGACCAGCAGGCCGAGTATCCGGGTGACCGCTTTTTCGAGTTCGTCCCCGCCCTGCAGGAGGCGGAGATCCGGCTGCCGGTCAGCTGATGGCCCGGCTGCCGGATTGGCCTGCTCGGTTGGCAGCCCTGCTGGCCGCGGCCGAGACGCGCCCCTTTGATGCCCATCGCTGGAACTGTGGGCGCTTCGCGCTCGCCGCGGTGCTGGCCACCACCGGCCGCCGGGCGGGGTGGCGCAGCCTGCCGACGCTGGAGGCCAAAGCGGACAGTGCCGGCTTCCCGCGCATCCCGCCGGCCTTCGCCCGCGCCGGCGATGTCGTCCTGGCGGGCGAGCCACCGCGCCTTGGCGTGGTGGTCGATGGGGGCCGCGCCGCCTTCGTCGGGCCTCGCGGCCTCGTCCGTGCCCCACTCACCACCTGCACCACTGCCTGGAGGATCGCCTGATGCCGGCTGCGGTGCCACTCGTCGCCGTCGCCGCCGCTGGCATCGCCTCCGCCGCCGTCGGCGGCGGCATCATCGGTGCCGTGGTCGGCGCCGGCGCCGCCTTCATCGTCTCGGCCATCGGCCAGTCGGTCTTTCCGCAAAAGCAGAAAAAGCAGGCGAGCCTCAGCCCGCAGGCGGCGGCGATCGCCGGCTTCGACGCCGGACAGCCCGGCGCCGGCCGCACCCAGGCCTTCCGCCAGCCGGTCACCGAGCACCAGCTCGTCCTCGGCCGCTGCAAGGTCTCCGGCCCCATCGTCTTCCTGCACTCCGCCACCGACGATGAGGGCCGCGCGGACGGCTACTTCTATTCGGTGGTGGTGCTCGCCGCGCACCGCGTGCGCGCCATCGGCGAGGTGTTCTTGGGCGACAAGGTCGAGAGCGATGGCTCGCTCGCCGGGCTGGTCCGCATCGACCGGCACCTGGGCGACACTGACCAGGCGGCCAACACCAACCTGATCGCCGAGACTGGCGGCCAGTGGACCGCCGAGCATCGCGGCCGCGGCCGCGCCTATGTCGCCGTTCGGCTGAAACTGACCGCCGAGGCGTTTCCCGCCGGCCCGCCCAACATCGCCGCCATCGTCGAGGGCGCCGACACCATCCTCGACCCGCGCACCGGCATGGTGGGCTGGTCCGACAACCCCGCCCTGCTGCTCGCCTGGTACCTCACCGCGCCCTTCGGCTGGCGCGCGTCGTGGGCCGACATCGACATCCCGGCGCTGATGGCGGCTGCGAATGTCTGCGACGAGCTGGTCGGTACCAGGGCCGGAGTCTACGAGCGCCGCTACACCGCCAACGGGGTGCTGTCGCTCGCCGAGGGCAAGATCGCCATCACCCGCAAGCTCGCCGCTGCCATGGCCGGGGCGCTGGTGGTCTCCGGCGGGCGGTTCTTCATCCATGCCGGGGCACCGGCGCTGCCGGCGGCGACGCTCACCTCGGACGACCTCCGCGGCGACGTCACCATCCAGGGGGCGCGGCCGCGGCGGGATCTCTTCAACGGGGTGCGCGCCGTCTATGTCGAGCCGGCCGCCAATTGGCAGCCGACCGACGCCCCGCCGCTGCTGGCCAGCAACTACGTCGCCCAGGATGGCGGCGAGATGATCTACCGCGACCTCGAATTCCCGCTCACGACTTCGGTCAGCACGGTGCAGCGGCTGATGAAGGTCGAGCTCGAGCGCAACCGCCGCCAGCGCACCGTGGCCTTTCCCGCCAACCTCTCGGCGCTGCGCCTGCGGCCCTGGGAGGCGGCGACGGTGGCGCTCGACCGCCTGACGCCCTTCCCGGCGCGGGTCACCGCCTGGTCGCTCGCCGCCGAGGGCGGTGTCGACCTCACCTTGGAGGAGGAGGACGCCGCGGTCTGGGACTGGAACCCGGCGGTCGATGAGCGCGCCACCGGGAGCAATCCCGCCGTGGTGCTGCCCAACCCGGGGGTCATCGCCGCGCCGGCCAGCATCATGGTGGAGACGCCGCAGACGACGGCCTTTGCCGTTCTCTCGCTGTCCTGGGCCGCAGTCGGCTCCTCGCACCTTGCCGGCTACCAGGTCGAGTTCCTGCCGGCCTCCGTCGCGGCCTGGCAGGGCTATGGCGGGTCGCTCGGCGCCACCGCCGCCGCGATCCCCACGGCCGAGGCCACCGGCTTCCGGGTGCGCGCCGTGGCCCGCAGCGGCGCCGTGTCGGGCTGGCGGCAGGCGTTGGTCCCGGCCGCGGTGGCGGCGCCCACCGCGACCGGCATTGCCGGCGGCATCCGCCTCTCCGGCGGCTTCCCGCCCGATGCCGTGCGGCTGCAGGTCTTCGAGGCCACGTCGAACAGCCTCGCCGCGGCGACCAAGCTGCCGGCAGAGCCGACCACCCTTTTCTGGGACCGCACCGGCCTCACCGCCGGCGACACCCGCTGGTACTGGCTGCGCGCCGTCTCCGCCGAGGGCAACGTCTCGGCCCTCGTCGGCCCGGTGACAGCGACCGCGCTGTAGGGAACTCCACCATGCCCGCCCGCATCGACGACCTGCTGGTGCTCGACACCGCGGTCAGCAAGACCGATCTCGCCAAGTACCTGCGCGACCGCGAGACGGTGCTGCCCTCCGACTTCGGCGGCCTCGGTGACGGCGTCGCCGACGATCGCACCGCCATCCAGGCGGCCTTCGATCGCGCCGCGGCGGACCAGAAGTTCGCCGTCATCCCGCCCGGCACCTGGAACGTCTCCGCCGGGGTGAGCCTAGGCGGCGGCGCCCGCGGCCTGATCATGCACGGGGTGCTGCGTTACACGGGTACCGCCGCAGCCACCGTGCTGACGCTCGGCGATGGCGGCACCACCCGCAATGGTGAGAAGCACTATGCCGGGCTGCAGGTCATCCGGCAGACCCAGTCCGACTGGCTCGACGAGGCCGATATCGGCATCCTGGTGCGCAACATCGATGCCTCGGTGGTCGAACTGCGCCTCGTCTCGGGCTTCACCATCGGCATGCGGACGCTGGGTGACGGCCGCGGCGTCGAGGACAGCACCTTCCACCTTGGCCGTATCCTCAACAACCGCATCGGCCTCGACATCCACTGCGCCACGGCCACCGCCTGGAACACCTCCATCCGCTACTATGGCGGCCATTTCGCGATCGCGACGGGGATCAACCCCAGCCTGGATCGCTTCGGCATCCGGTTGTCGAAGGCGGACGGCGCCTACAACAACCACAACCGCCACGTCTTCGACGCGCCGAACTTCGAGCTGCGCCAGCTCGATCCCAATGTGGCGATTCCCTTCCTGAACGAGACCAGCGGCTCGGCGGTCATCGGCCGGGCGCTGCGCATGGAAGCTTGCTCACCGATCGTCGCCCGGCACACCGCCGCGGCGCAGGATTGCGAGTACGAGGTCGCCTGGTCCAACACCTACCAGGTCGGCATCGACTACACGGCGACTGCCACCCGCTGCGGCAATACCGTGCTCAACCGCCATCGCGCTCCGGCCTCGCGACATTTGCGGCTCCTCGGGGCGGTACCCAACGCCCGCGCAGCCGCCTTCCGGCACAGCGCGACCGAGATCGGTGTCGAGGGGCTGGCGGTGGTCGCCACCTCCACCACTGCTGCCACCACACTCGCCGGGCTGTCGTTCAACGGGCTGGACGACATCGCGCCGACCTCCCGCGGGCTGCTGCTCGAGGCGCAGCGGGGGCTCGCCTTCGTGGTGGACACAAGCTCGGCGAAGGAGTTCGCCCTCGCGCACTCCCTCGTCGGTGGGGCGGATGGCGCCCGCATCTTCGTGCGCTGCTTCGATGGGGCGATGAATGTGCGGGAGAATGTCGCCGGCGATGCGATGGCCTCGATCACCACGCTGCTGTGGAACATCCCGTCCAAGGCCTGGACCGGCGGCGCGGCCATGGCCGACGCGTCGCTGAACAAGCGCATGACGGTGCGGCTCGGGCCCGACGTGGCGTTCGCGCAGATCGGCATTGTCGGCTTCGACGGGCAGATCGAGGTCGAGGCGCTGCGGCTCTATGGGCTGCCCGAGGCGGCACCGGCGCTGCTTTGCGGCACGCCCGCCTTGCCGGTGGGACAGCGCGAGTTTGCGGCGGAGGTGGCGTGGGATCTACCCTCGCTGGCACCTGGCGCAACCAGCCTGCTCGACGTCACCGTCAACGGCGCGCGGCAAGGGGACCTTGCCCATGCGGCGCTCGCCTCCTCCACGCGCTTCGTCGAGCTCGACGCTGCGGCGTGGTCCAACAACACCGTGCGCGTCATGGCGAGGAACATCTCGCCGGCCACCTTCGATCTCGGCGCGGCGACGCTGTCGGTGCAGGTGACGAAGCGGTGGGTGCCAT